ATGAACCTGCCAAGGTAAGCACCGCCATGCTCAACCTTCAGCCAGTCAACGGGTCCCAAAACACCATCTTCATTCACCTCCAAATACTGTTCAATATCAGCGTTCGCCCAAAAGTTGGCATCACCAATTCCCAATCCACCCCAACCGTAGTCCCTCAATCGCAAAGCTTCGACCAATAGTCTAGCAAGCCCAGTGCCGTCCCCCAAACCCAACTTTAAACGGGAAGCACGGACCAAATTGCTAAACCTATCTGCCTGGTCACTTCCCAACCTATAAACATGACCTTTTGTCACCATCATAGAGTGCTGGGATTCCATAGCCTCCAATTGCTGACTATTCCACTCAATCGACGGCCCAGCAACATGCACGTCTAGACTCAAAGCCCTAATAATTCGAGGAGCCCCCGTAATGTGCACAACATAATTACCCACTGGCCCTTGACTAGTCTGTAACGTCTTGTAGCACTCCTTCGGAGCACCAGACACCACCGACTTGGCTATGTTGTACAAACTAAGATTATCAACCGTTATTCGTTGTTGATCATCTTCGTTCACTCTCTCTTCTCCTGCGCCATCGACGCCTCCTACATTGCGGTTAACCTCAGCCGAAGTTGAACCTCCTCCCTCCTGAACACCAGCACCACCTGTAACGTTCGGAGTATTACCACTTTCTCCACCACCATTATCCACTAAACCTCTCTCGTCTCTATCAATAAACTGACTATTCATGTTGAAAAGGTTTTTTACTTTGCGCAGTTAACGCTCCACTTACGTGGAGATCCCTCTTCCAGGACCAGTCCGAAGACTCAGGCATTTCCCGGCGTACAGCCTACATACCTAACCCGCTCTCGAAGAGCTAATTTCACCTTACCCACAAGGATCAACTCACCAGGATGAACGAACACTCCACTGAACATGGCAACAGTCTATCGACTCGACGTGGTAGGATACCCCAGCCGTACAGTCATCGCGTAGGCCAGCCCCTCGGCTCTCCGGCATGCGAAAGATACGTCGATAAAGGCCCCGAAGTAAAGTTGGTAGCTCCTTGAGGTTTGTCACAACGCATCCACGATTTTAAACTCAAAATCAGTCTCGTGTTCTACTTCCTGGTAAGAAGGCAAAGAGAGCT